ACTCTAGGTCTATGCCTACGCCCAGCCTATACTCTATTGATAAATGTCTACCAAAAATAATCATTTTATTCTCTCTCTGTTGAACACAAAGTCATATTCTGACGACTCTGCTATGAATTGAACAATCTCTTCACTCGACACTCTATAGAACTTTGCAGCATCTTGCAAGCTCATTACGCCGTTAGCAATATCTTCTGATGCTTTAAACACTGCCTGAACTTCTGGGTTCAGTGTTCCCTCCGTCATATAACGCTTGAACATTACACTATTCTCCGTGTTAACCATTCTTGGCTCTTGTGGTCTAGTTTGCTTTCTAGTCTAGGCCATATGATAGGGCGCTCTTTAACCTTTAAATCGTCCTCAATTAAAAAGTCTCTCCTACCTACTCGACGGTGCAGGGTGCTAATGTTTGTGCCTGTTATTGTCGCTACTTGGCTCAATGTATATCTAACATTTTCCAACATGCGCGGGTGTTTGGTTCTATTCTCTACTATTTTCTGATTTCTAATCATTTTCTATTTCGCCTTTAATTTTATTGTTTTTTCTGATACCCTAAAAACCTTCACAGTATCACAAACGCTTACAAGCAACCGCTAGCGTTCCTCCAGCGAGAACCCTTCCAACAATAACTGATCTAAGACAGCGTCTTCTGCTTTAGTTTCTGCGAGTCTCAAAAGATAGTCTATCGCGTTCTCTCTTATGAAGCGACCGAGCTTCTCATCCTCTTCTTGTAAAATGTAATTTCTAACGGTCTCTAAGTAGGCGCTACCATCGCCAGAGACGCTATCTACGCCTGTTGCTTCGTTCAATATGTTGTCGTCGTCGATCAACGCTTGGGGCATAGCATAGAAGGCTATTTCGATAGCTTCGTCGTCAACACGGCGCTGGAATTGTTCCTGATCTATTAATTTTCTCATTGGTTCTCTCTCTCTATGTTGGTTTAAAACGTGACTTTACCTAATTCTAGCGCCCTACGTCAAATGTTTATTTCGTTATCTTCTTTATAGTCCCTCTATTACGGGAAACAGGTTTAAAGGCTCTGTATTGCGTTCTAACGGCGTTTATAGCATTCTAGGTGCTAGGGTACTGGTTAGGCGTTTATGGTCTTAAATCGCCATTGTTAACTGATAGGCATAAAAAAAGCCTAGCTTCTATACTAGGCTAAATAGTCCGTAATGGCTCCTATGCTACCTGCTCTATATGTCTATGGTGCATATAGCGCCCCATGCTAATCAGTGTTTTAGCATCGTCTACGTCTAGCCCGTGATGCTCTGCCATTTTTTCTATAGTCAGGTAATTATTGAACCAGTCTAAATAGAATTCTCTCAGTTGCTTATTCATCATGCCACCTCATTATGTATTTAGCCATTCATCATAAGTTTTTAAGGGCTTTCCAGTGGTAAAGTCAATACCAGCACCATCGTCAGCAAAGGAAAGGTAAATCTGATACTCCGAATCATTAGAACCTCGCGCCTGTGTTTGCCAATCTTGGTTATATCCTAGTTCCATTATTTAACCCTCGTAATAGTGTATTCTTTAAAGCCTGAAGCGCGACCCGCTGCATGCGCTCCAGCCATTGTTGTATAGTATTTGCTATAATCAAACATGTAGTAGTATACCCTGTACATTATGCCACCTCATCTATATATTGTTGATGCGCATCCCTGCCTATGCCTATCAGCACCCGTGCATGTACCACGTCTAGCCCGTGATGCTCTGCCATTACTTCCACTGTCAGGTAATTATTGACCCAGTCCAAGTAGAACTCTCGTATTTGCTTATTCATTACTTCACCGCCTCCTGCGTGTATTTAATAGCTACACAGGTCTGGAAGTCATTATGCGGGTAAGCACCTACATTGAATGTCTGACCTATGAAGTAGCTCTCAGCGTCTAGCTGTGATGCCTTCGCGCTGTGTGATGTTCTGTAATTATATTCGGGATCGTCAAAAATGACTTGAACGCTATTCACTAGATTAACTCCTCAGTTGCATTGTTTAATAAATCCATAGCGCACTCTAGCGCCTCGTGGTCTGTTTCAATACCATAGCAGGTGAAACAATGATAGTCTATCCATTCGCCGCCTATTGGCGTTTGCAGGTTAAACGTGCCGCCTTCGTTCCATTCTATGCGTATATGGTCGCCGTTGTGCTCTATTTCCCAATGTTTCATGTTATAACCCTCCGAATAATATTAAGTTGATGCCACCAAGTGCCAAACCTGCTAACCCTACCATCATAAATGTTAAACCTACCCAGCTCATCAGTTCGCGCTGCTTGTTCATCCGCTCCCAATCTTTCTGTTGTAGATACTGGTATGCTACTTCGATCTCTGCGTCTCTTAATTGCTGTTCAGTTTGCTTGTTCATTATACTAGTTCCTTTATTGCTAATAGAATTGAGTGTGACCGACTATTGGCCGCTCTAAGCATGCTGTCTAAAAGACGGTTAGCGGCCTCTTTATTACCGTGGTTGATATTCATTAAGGCCATATTGACACCGCGCTGGTCTGCTTTGCTTAACTTGCTAATTAGATTATCCATTGTACTGCCTCTGTGTTTGTTTGCTTGATGGGTCTATTATAGAGCGTTGTCATTCTGTGTCAAACTTATAGCCATTTATTTAACTTATAATGATGTTGACCTCTATTGATCTGGTGAATGCCTACTATCTATTATGCGCGCCCGCGTGCGAATACTACACAGCTATATAATTGTCAATATATTGAGGTGACTGGTTAGGCTTTATTGGTCACAGTAGTACCCACTAGCACACTCTCTCATGACCTGTACAGAATCATTGGTGACTCGATCGTCTCTGCTGGTCACAGACTGCACTGGCTTTACTGTCAGCTGTGTGCTATAGAGGGACGGGGGAGGGGCTGGGATCGCTGGAGTTGTTACTGTACCCGCAGAGATACTAAAAAGGGTCAATTTAGACTATTAAGTCAAGGCTCTAATAGGTTATAACTATATAGTCTAAGTAGTTGATTGTAAAGAACTAAAAAAGCGACTGCGGAGACGCTAATACCTACTGAAATCCGCCAGAGAAGGGACAGGGTAGGTGTTAACAAGCAGTGGAATATGCTAACAAACACAAGAATCTTAGACGAATCCACTTAAATTAACAATAACAGTAAATAATGCTTGACTTTTGTTAAAAAATATGCTATAATAGACTATATAGAACAAACAACGCAAGAGATGCTAAAGCTTTAGAGTTCTAGAGTTCGCTAACACTGAAGAAGAGTACAACTAATAATCACACTTCGTCCTTACAGCGAACTCTAGCACTCTAAAGCTCTAGCATTTCTTGCATCGCTAACGAATCTCTAGAGAGAGGCAACTCAGTGACCACTAAGAAATTAGGTAGACCCAAGAAAGCTAAAGTAGATAGTGTTACTAAAGGTAAACGTAATGCTGTTGGTAGACCTAAAGGTGACGCTTCTATAATCAACGACTACAAAGCAAGGATGTTAGCATCGCCTAAGTCTAGGAAGGTGTTAGACAGTATTCTTAATGCAGCGTTAGACGATGATCACAAGAATCAAGCAGCAGCGTGGAAACTATGTATGGATAGATTGTTACCTGTTAGCTACTTCGAGAAGGACAAGGTTAACGGTGGACAGAACAGCATTAACATCTCTATTACAGGTGTTGGTGGCGAAACCACTGTTATAAGTGGACCAGATACACCCATTGAAGGGGAATACACTGATGTTTAACATTAACAACGATTTAGACTATTTTACTAAAGAAGAGTTTGATTGCCAGTACTCAGGTGAGAACGAGATGAGCGATGACCTCTTGTTAGCTGTTGACTTGTTAAGAGGTAAGTGTGGATTCCCTTTCGTTATTACGAGTGGTTATAGATCAAAAGACCACCCCATTGAAGCAAAGAAAAAACAGGAGAAAGCAGGAACACATGCCCAAGGTATTGCCGCAGATATTAAAGTTACAGATGGTACACAGCGTTATAAGATTGTTGAAGAAGCCATTAAGATGGGCTTTACGGGAATTGGAATTGCTGGTAGCTTTGTGCATGTTGACATCCGCGACCTTGACGGTAATGAGTCTCCTGTAATGTGGACTTACTAATATGCCTATGACCTTAGAGCCTTTTGATTACAAGAAGCACAAACCTCAAGACGTAGGCTTAGGAGGCCCATCTACAGAGTATTTAATTACTGTAGACTCTCCAGAAGGAGGTGTTATGGTTATACCTTCTATTTGGTGGGACGGTGATGGAAAACCTAGGTTAATAGAAGACCAAGAAGAAGCCGTGTTGTTAGCTCAACAGTATGAAAAAACGACCAGCAAACAGTTTCCTCGTTTTGCACCTAAAGCATACAAAGAAGCAGATACTTTTGCACAAAAGCGTTCTAAAGCAGGTGGTGCTTCTAGTAGCAATTTAGCCAGAGACATGAAAGAAGAGCAAGCTAAAGCAGCTAAGACGTTTAAGGAAGCTCTCTAGTTGGCTGACTTAAATATATCCTTGTTGCCGTGGCAGCAGGAAGTCTGGGACGACCCCGCTAGATTTAAGGTTATAGCTGCTGGCAGACGTACAGGTAAGTCTCGTCTAGCTGCTTACAAGCTCATTGTAGAGGCGTTAAGCTCCACTAAAGGTCAGGTGTTCTATGTTGCCCCTACACAGGGTCAGGCTAGGGACATTATGTGGCAAGCGTTGCTAGAGATTGGACACAGTGTTATAGCCTCTAGCCACATTAACAACCTACAGATAAAGTTTATAAATGGTGCTGTCTTAGCTCTAAAGGGTGCAGACAGACCAGAAACGATGCGTGGTGTTAGCCTCAAGTACTTGGTTATGGATGAGTACGCTGACATGAAGCCAGAGGTCTGGGAGCAAATCCTGCGTCCTGCGCTTGCGGATCAGAAGGGTGGAGCTATGTTCATTGGTACGCCAATGGGTCGTAACCACTTCTACGAGTTATACACATACGCTAGTGTTGGTGACGACGAAACCTTTAATGGTTTTCACTTCACGAGCTACGACAACCCGCTATTGGACGCTGACGAGATAGAAGCTGCTAAGAAGTCTATGTCTTCGTTCTCCTTTCGTCAGGAGTTCATGGCATCTTTTGAGGCAATGGGCGGTGAGTTATTCAAAGAAGAATATGTTAAGTTTAGCGAAGAGGAGCCTACTGATGGTGAGTATTACATTGCTGTTGACTTGGCAGGCTTTTCTGAGGCGGGTAAGAATACCACCAAGACTAGCAGACTTGACTCAACAGCTATTGCGGTTGTTAAAGCGAACACTGAGGGCTGGTGGGTTGCTAATATCATACATGGCCGCTGGGGCGTTGAAGAGAC